ATGATAGATAAGACTGTAATTGAAGAAGCTCAGGAAGGAGGCTCTTCCCACTCCTCTTTTCTTAGGGAATACTGCGCTCAATTTACGGATGGGTCAGATTCTTATTTTAGCGCAAAAAAAATGCATGAATGCACTATTCCTGACGGAGACACGCCAACCACTTTAATAAGAGGGGGGTCTAATAGTAAATACATTTTAGGGATTGACCCTTCCTTTTCTAATAGTCCTAGCTCTGATTTTTTTGCAATGTCCTTGTTAGAATTAGATGAAAATACGGGGGAGGGCACTTTAGTTCATAGTTATGCGGTAGCAGGTGGAGACTTAAAAGACCACATAAACTATATGTTTTATCTTTATACAAATTTCAATATAGAATTAATAGTTATTGATAATGCAGGTTATCAGTTTTTAGATAGCTGTAATGAATCTGAAAATTTTGTAAATGCTGGAATTAATTTAAAATTTTTGGATTTTGACGCAGCCAAAGAAGGGCAAGATTATCAAAAAGAAATTAGAAGATTTAAAAGAGATTTAAATAAAACAGATCATCGAATTTGCTTTAAACAAAACTTTACTAGTGATTTTTTAAGAAAAGCCAATGAACATCTTCAAGCTGCTATAGACCATAAAAAAATATGGTTTGCGTCTCGCACTACCGCTAATGGCTCTATGTTTGATAAACAATCAAATTATAATATTAATTTAAAATTAGTGGCGGAAAATAATATTGGAGAATTTATAGAAACTCAGGATACTTTAATTTATTCTACAAAAAAACAGTGCGCTTTGGTAGAAGTGAAAAGTACAGCAAAGGGAACTCAAACCTTTGATTTACCACAACATTTGAAAAGAAGCACTTCCCCCCATAGAGCCCGTAAGGATAATTATACTACTTTAATGCTGGCGAACTGGGGGGTCAGATGCTACAATGACAGCAAGAGTACTGATGAAAATGAAATAAATTCTACCTTTTTGCCCCAAATGTTCCGTTAGAAGTGTATTAATTTAGTAATCATGAGCCAACAACCAAAAAAGAGCAAACCGAAGAAGACCGCTAGAGCGTCAACAACCGCTAAAAAAGCGGCAAAAAAAATGACCGCTAAAGCCTCGGAAGAGGACACTACTCCTTTTATGGCTTACGAATCAAGCGCTAACATAAATACGGGTAGAACGAGTACTCGTAGGAATAAAGCATCAGTAATTAATCGAACCGACAAATATGCCAATATTTCAGATGGATTAGTTCCATTTAAATATTCTTACCAGTATGGTAACAGTGGCGCAAAAAGCTTAGATGTCAGAGATGCGGTTATTTTATGCCAAAAAGCTTATTATAATTTTTCTCAGTTTAGAAATGTTATTGATTTGATGACAGAATTTTCACTGGGTAATATTTACTTTAGAGGTGCAAGTAAAAAATCTAGAAGCTTTTTTGAAGCTTTATTTAATAAGATATATATTTGGGATTTTCAAGATCAGTTTTTTAGGGAGTATTATAGATCAGGAAATGTTTTTGTTTATAGATTTGATGCCACTCTTAGCAATCAAGAAGTTTCAAAAATTACCCAAACTTTTGGAAGCGGATTATCATCTGCTTTAAGCTCTAGTAATAAAATTCCTAGTTCATATATGCTGGTAAACCCAGCGGATATTAGAATGACGGGTACGTTAGCATTTAACAATCCTGTTTATTATAAATTGGTAACTAATTATGAATTGGAAAGATTAAAAAATAGGCAAACCGAAGAAGATAAGCAAATATTTGATTCACTGCCCAAAAACATACGAGAGCAAATTGATACAACTAGAAGCGCGGCTGTGCAAATCCCTCTAGATATAGATAAAATCGTAGCAGTTTTTTATAAAAAACAAGACTATGAACCGTTTGCCGTTCCAATGGGTTACCCTGTTTTAGCTGACATAAGCTTTAAGGATGAATTGAAAAAAATGGATATGGCGATTGGTCGCTGTATGCAGCAAGCTATTCTTTTAGTAACGATGGGAACTGATCCTGAAAAGGGCGGAATTAACCAGCGTAATCTTCAGGCCATGCAAGACCTTTTTAACAACGAATCTGTAGGTAGGGTTTTGATAGCCGACTACACTACTAAAGCGGAATTTGTAGTACCAAGGATTGCAGAATTAATGGACCCTAAAAAATATGAAATTTTCGATAGGGATATCAACAATGGACTAAATAATATTTTAGTGGGTGGAGAAAAATTTTCTAACCAAGAAAGTAAAGTTAAAGTTTTTGTTTCCCGCTTAGAACAAGGTAGACAGGCTTTTCTTAATAATTTCTTAATGCCTGAAATTAAAAGAATTTCTAAAAATTTAGGATTTAAAAATTATCCAGTTCCTTATTTTGATGAAATTTCTTTACAAGACAGTGTATTAAAAGATAGAATTTATTCTAGACTGTTAGAACTTGGAATTCTTACTCCCGAGGAAACTATCACAGCTTTGGATACTGGAAGATTACCAGACAAAGAAACTTCTCTAGAGAATCAAAGGGAATATTTAAAACTTAGAAACGAGGGTCTTTACACTCCCTTAGTAGGGGGGAGTCCTCTAGCTAAAAATGTTAAAATTGAAGATAATAAAAAACAAAAAGCTCCCGCTAAAAACGCTGGAAGACCAGAGGGAACTTCAGGTATACCACAGCAAAATAGAAAAATATCTCCAGTAGGACAAGGAGAAAGTTCAGCGGCCTATAGCTTGGACAAAGTTAAAGATAATATGATATTAGCTCAAAAACTAGAAACGTTAGTGGGCTCTGAGTTAAGAAAAATGCATAAGGTTAAAAGGCTAAATGCTGCCCAAAAAGATGTTGCTATAAAAATATCTGAAACTATCATTGCTAATGAAGAGCCAAATCTATGGAAGAAGAATATTAAAAAATACTGCAAGCAACCCACGGATCATAACTGTGAAAAGGTTGAATTAGTTAAAGAAATCGCAGNTAAACATAATATAGATTTTTACTTAGCGAGCATTCTCGCGTCAAGTTTAAAAATAGAAAAAGAATAATATGAGCGACAACGAGCAAAAAAGCATGGAGGAAAATCATATCAAGTCTGTAGGGTATGGGGAAATCCCCACGGATATTATAATGCCTGATATTCTAATCCCCCCTCCCCAAAAGGATGAAACTAAAAAGGTTATAGAGGATGAAGTAGATGTAGCTTTTAATTTTGCTTTTTTAGGAGCAGGTCAAGGAGGTTCTAGAATTGCTGAAAATTTTCATAAATTAGGATATAGAAGAACGGCTGTAATTAATACTGCTCAACAAGATTTAAATTCTATTGATCTAGAAAATAAATTGTGCTTTGGCGACGGCGGGGCAGGTAAAGCTCCAGAAGTAGCTACTCAAGCCTATCAAGAAAAAAGCGAAGATATTTCTGATTTTATCAAACGCTCATTTGGAGATAATGTAGATAAAATATTCGTCTGTGCTGGCGCAGGAGGTGGAACTGGCGCAGGTTCAGTAGTACCTGCTGTAAGGTCTGCGGTTGAAGTACAGGCTGCTTCAGGGTCTTCTAAAAAGGTCGGGGTTATTCTCGCCTTACCAAAAGCCTCAGAAGGTAAAAGGGTTAATGCTAATGCAGCTAATACTTTAAATCAAGTTTACGATTTAGTCGAGCAAGATATTGTTTCCCCACTTATCCTAATTGATAATGAAAAAATTGGAGAGCTTTATCCTAATTTGGTAGTATCTGAATTTTGGAATGTTGCTAATCAGAGCATGGCAGGTTTATTTCACTTGTTTAACCATACCGCAGCTAAAGATAGCACCTATTCATCTTTCGATTCAAATGATTACAGGCAAGTTTTAGATTCTGGGCTGATTGTTTTTGGAGCTTCTCCAGTTTCAGAATGGAAAGATTCAATTAGCATTGCTCGTGCCGTGAGGGAAAACTTAAGGAATAATCTGCTTTCAGGAGGGATTGATTTAAGCACTGGAAACTCGGCTGCTGCAATCATCATCGGAGGAACAGAGCAACTAAACAGTATTCCTCAAAGTTATCTGGATCAAGCATTTGACCAACTTTCTAAAATGATGAGACCTAATAGCGTGGTTCATCGTGGAATTTACAGCGGAGATAAGCCCGCATTAAATGTTTTCTCTGCAATTGGAGGTTTAGCAAGACCTCAAGAGAAAATAAGTCAACTAAATAAATTAGGTGACTTACCTTAATAAATCGTGTATAAATAAATATTATGGCAGCTAATAAAAATAACGAAGTAAAACCTGGTTGGAAAAGTACAGAATTCTGGGTCACTGTAGTAGTCGCACTCGCATCCCTCGCTTGGGGCGCTGGGGTAGTCGATCCCGCAGGTGATTCAGGTGCTGATAAAACTTTTGGATTTGTATGTTCAGCACTTAGTGCTCTTGGATATACCGTTTCCAGAGGTTTAGCTAAAAAGAAAGCATAACCCTCGATGTGGGGCTCTTTACTAAAGGCTGTTTTAGAGTGGCTCACTGGTCTTGCCCGTGAAGATACAAAAGCGGGTGATGCCGATGCCACGCCTAAAAGCTTAAAAGATAAATGGCGTAAACGCATACAGGAACAAGAACAAAAGTCAAAAAATGAAAAAGATAGCAATTCTGATTCTAATTAGCTTATTGTTAATGGGTTGCGGCTCAACTCGTGTAGTGTTTGTTGATACTCAATCGAACCTAGTAAGAATAGGGCCAAACTTTCCTGCTGGAAAAGTTTACATCCTAAAAGATGGGGAGTGGATTCTCTCTAAAAATAAAGTAGAGTTACCCGA